CCGCTTGCGGGGCTTGTGCCGCAGCGTGCCCTGTTGGCGCTATCGATAAAGACGATCCCAAGCGGGTGGACAAAAAGGCCTGTATCTCTTGCATGCGCTGTGTCGCCGTATGTCCGCGGGGCGCTCGCGCGGTAAATCCCGTCATGCTCTCTGCGGCTACCAAGATGTTGAGCAAAGCCTGCTCTGAGCGAAAAGAATGCGAACTGTTCATCTAGCGCAAGGGCGTTGAGTACTTTTCGTCTTATAACGGCAAAAAGAACGAACCCGTCGGACCTTACATCCGGCGGGTTCGAACATTTTAAAGTTGGTGCCCCCAGCGGGATGTCCGCGTGCGGCTTCCGCCGCTCGCTTCCGCTGCGTCGCTCCGCTCCTTGCGTGCTGCGCTGGAAAACGCTTGCGCGTTTCCTCAGCTCCGCACCCTGTCGGGTTCGAATCCCGGCGCATGGGTAGCAAAAAGCCCGCTACCGAATTGGTAACGGGCTTCTCAGATTCTGTGGTGCACCGTTTGCGCATCTCCTCGAACCGAGGTGTGCGCCGTTGGCACAATCGTCTTCGTTAGGATACCACGAGCGGCCTAGGAGACAACCAGGCGCATGCCGGGGTAGATTAGGTTCGGGTTACCGATGCCGTTCTTCGCGGCGAGATCCTGATACGTGGTGCCGTACTTGGACGCGATGCCGCTGAGGGTGTCTCCGCTCTGAACCACGTAGACCTGCTCGGTCTTGGTCTGCCCGTTGATAACGGCCATAACCTCGTCGTAGCGCGGCCCAAGCACGGCCTTGCGGCGGCTGCCGTTACCGTAATCGCCCGCCCAGGTCTCCTTCGCGAGATCCTCGGCGGATGCCGTGAGGATGTGGTTAACGAGCGCCTGCGCCTCCTGATAGCGGTTGCCCAGCGCGCGCTTGCGGTCTTCGCCGTCTCCGAGCTCGCCCGCGAGCACCTTCGCCGCGAGGTCTGCCGTGGGCGTCTCGTCGATGCCGTGGATAAGCGAGCTGGGGTCTCCGTTCGAGCCGCCAGCCATGGCCTCCCACTCGGTGCGGGAGATGTAGCACTTGTTGATGTCGAGGTTGCCCGCCCAGCCGTCCAGGCGCCCGCACGAGGAGTACTGGCGGATGGCGCAGTCGTAAGCCCCCTCGTTCCAAGGCTCGTCCTGGTAGCCCGTGGGGTTCATGTCGGCGTACTGCGCCACCCACGTCTTGGCCGTGGTGAGGTTCCACGGGAACACGCTCTTGCTGGCGTAGATGCCGATGCGATCCATGCTCACGCCAAGCAGCCCGGCAAGGCGCTCGGCCATGTCTTTGAGGTATGACGCGTCGCCCCACGCCTTGTTGCCCTTGTCCTCCCAGTCGATGAAGAACGCGGCCTTGCCCGCGTAGCCCTTGCAGTGCTCGTAGAAGTACTCGGCCTCCGCCTCGGCGTCGCCGCCGTTGACGTAGTGGTACACGCCCACGAGCTTGCCCAGGCCGATCGCCTGCTGGATCTGGCGGTCGCAGTCGGGCGAAACGTAATGCGTGCCCTCGGTGGCCTTGCAGATAACGAAGTCGAACGGGACGGCCGCGAGGTTGATGCCGTTCTGCCAGTTGGAAATGTCGATTCCGTTCATTCTATTCAGCGCTCCCTATCGCTATGAAATAAGCCCAGTCAACTTGTTCGTACTGTTTGCGGCTCAGCCGCACCACGCCCTCGTATGGGTCGTGGAATGTCGCCGTCTCGCCGTCCCATCCGCAGAGCAGGACGATGTGCCCGCCGTAGCTCTTGCCGCCGTCGCGTAGCTGGCCAGTTAGGCTGCAAAACACCATCCATCCGCCAGCCGCCTCGTCCAAGGCGTCGTCGGCGTTGTCGTGGATAGGCGTGTAGCCCAAAGCCTGGTCGTTCGCGTTCATCCAACGGCAGAACTTTTCCATGTCGTTCACGCCGTCCGTGAGGCACGATTCGCCAACGAATCCCAGCATCTGCGCCGGCGTGCACGTCTGGCCGTAGAGCCATTCCCACGCCATGGCCGCGCACGTGAGGCCGCAGCCGGCAGCAGACAGGTCTTCGCCTGCATACGAAAGCCCGCCCCAGCGCTCGTCTGCTTGGAGGTAGACGGGCACCTCGGCGGGCTTGTCGAGCGGCTTGTCGTAGATGGTGGGCAAAGGCTCCTCCTTCGGCACCTTCGGCACGTTAGAGGCTATAAGCGCCACGTCGGCGAAGGCGGCGAGCAGGGCCAGCAGCGAGATGGTGGCGGCGATGCGCACGAGGCGCTTGCCGCCCATTCCTAGTTGTCCTTCTTCGGAGTGCCCATGGCGAGCAGCGCGTCGAGCCACTTGTCTGTCACGCCGACCGCCTTGAAGGCCGCATATGCCACCTGCACGCCGCCGACGCAGGCGAAGATCGCGGTGACCCACGCGCCGGGGTCGGTCGGGATTCCGTTGGCCATTGCGGTGAGGGCGCCGAAGAGCGCCGAAGCGGCGATGGCGAGCCAACGCGCGGCGTTGCCGCCCATGGCCTCGGACTTGATCGCCTGGATGATGAACGGAAGGATTACGGAAGAAATAACGGCGAGAGCCGCCTGAATCGTGGTCATGGTCTGCTCCTTTAGTCGATTACGGGCATCTTCATGGCGTCTTCGTAGAGACGCGTTCCGGTGCCGTTGCCGCCCAGCCCGTGGTAGGCGGCGTAGACGTTTTCGAGGTGTTTGCGGTCTGCGACCGTCAAGCCGCCTTGACTGACTGCCTGCTCATGGATGTTCTTCAGCTCGCGCCAAAGCAGCGCACGCACCCCCATCCTCAAGGCATCGTCAGTTGCCTTTTCCGCCTCGGTGCGCTCGACAGCCTTGCGTCCTTGCGATTTGAATGCCGCCACCAAGGCGGATACCACGGAGCCGACGAGGCCAGACACGATGGCGGTGACCGCCACGGTGTACACGAGGTCGTTCACGCTAAGCCCCCGCGTACTCTTCGCCGGTGATTTCCTTGTACTCGTCGGCGGTGATCCACTTGCACTCGACAGCCTTGTAGACGCGCGCCTTGCTCCAAAGGTCTTTGTCGTAGTACTTCTTGACCTTCGCGAAGTGCTTGGAATGCTCAACGGTTTTCTTCGTAGCCATTACTGGTCACCTCCCACGGTCATGAGCAGGTAGTCGATGTTCGCCGTGTTGGTCTCGGTCTGCGTCGGCTGGGACGCCTGCTCGCGCATCTGTTCGAGCAGCGCCGGGAGGTCGGGCACCTCGCCGTTGGCGTAGGCGGCGAGCGCGGAGGTGTAGGCGAGCTTTCGCGCCTTCCGCTCCACGTACTCGTCATCGTCGATAACGCCCGCGTCGTGCGCCGCGTCGGGGTCGCCGATCTGCGACAGCAGGTCGCGCAGGGCGTTGACCGCGGCCAGGGTGCCGTCTCGAAGCTCGTCGGGGCGCGGCATGTCTTCCTCAGTGTCCATGCGGACTCCTTCCTTATCGGGGAATGTGCCGCCATCGTATTAGCGCCGTGAGATTGCCTGGCCGTTTGGGCGGGCGCGAAGAAAGAAGGCGCGCCGCAGCACGCCTTCGCTGTCTTGGTTATTTCGTTTTCGACCCGTCTAGGCCGCCGTTTTGAGTTGCCGCCCTTCCGCTATGGCGAGGGCGTTCCGCCCGAATCGTCTCTCGGGCTTGGTTGCATTGAGCAACCCCCCCCCCCGCGAGATTTTCGAACAGGCTGCGGTACAGCGCGTCCATGGCCAGCACGCTGCGGTGCGCGTCCAAGTGAGCCATGCCGCCGCGCCAGCTCTGGTAGCTCTGCTGCACCTGCTCGGGCGTCATGACCCCCTCGGCCACCATGCGGGCCATCTTCTTCAGCTTGCGTCGCTCGCGCGTGATGGAGTCGCGGCACGGCTTCATGACGATGCGGCCCGTTTCGGTGTAGAAGATGCGCTTCTTCAGCCACGTGAAGCCGCGCGTCAGCTTCACCACGCGGGTCTTGCGCGGGTTCAGCGCGATGCCGAGCTTCGCGCACTCGTGCTCTATCAGCAGAAGGCACACTTGCAGGTACTCTTTGGACTCGTGGATCAGGTAGAGGTCGTCCATGTAGCGCCCGTAGGCCTCGGGGCGCAGCATCTCGGCCACGTAGTGGTCGATGCGGTTGGGGTGCGCCACCGCGCATATCTGGTTTGGCTCGCTGCCCAGGCCCAGGCCGACCTCGCCCTGCGCGTCTATCAGGCGGTGCTCAAGGGCGACCACGCGCGGGTCGAGCAGCGCGTCGGCCACCTGCCGCTTGACCGGCTCGTGGGCAATGCGCGCGAAGTAGTCGGAGAAGTCGCCCAGCAGTATGTAGCCCTCGCGCCCATGCCGCCGCCAGTGGTCGGCCAGGTGGCGCTTGAGCAGCTTAAGGGCGTAGTCGGTGCCGCGCCCCTTGATGTTGGCGGAGTTCGCGGATACGAGCGTGGGGACTATCGCGGGCACGAGGGCGTTCTGGGACAGCGACTTCTGCACCACGCGCTCGGGGAAGTGCACTGCACTGATGTGGCGCAGCTTACCGCGCTCCCACAGGTCGAAGCGGATGAAACCCCGGCATATGTCGCGGCCCTCCAAAAGGTCTTGGCGCGATTTCACGGCGTTTCGCATGTAGTCCTTCATGTACCGCTGCGTCGAGGTCTTCCACATGACGCCACGCGCGGCCTGCTTGGAAGCCTTGCACAGGCTGTTGAGGTCGGCCACCGTCTCAAGGGTGCACGCCTTGACGCGCTCGGCCTTGGCCCTGGCGCGCTTCTCCTCGCGGCGCTTCCGGCGTGCGGCCCGCCTTTGCTCCGAGTTCATAGAAGGCACCCCGCACGGCTTGCAATGTGGCTCTGACAGCCGCTTGAGGTATGGCCATGAAACGCGGCGAAGCCACGGAGCGCCGCGCCATGCAAGCAGCGTCCGGCCACCCTCGCGTGGTGCGTATTTACGGGCTCGCGCCCGATGGTCGCGCCTTCCTTCCTCTCCGCGCTCTGCTTTCGGCCCGCTGGCCTACTCGGTCTGGCAGTAAGGGAATCCGGGGCGGGGGCGAACCCAGGTGTTCGTCGCCGAATTGTAGTTGGCATTGCCGTTGTTGTTGACGTAGCACACGTCGGACGAGGAGCCACCCATGACGGAACGCAGCCACCAATTGTACCGATATACAAGGCGGGACCGCCGCCCATTATAACGAACGCAGGCGCTCTAGCTCGGCCTCGGCCTCGGCTATGCGCTCGTCGGTCGTCTTCTTGCCGGTGACGCGTACGTTCTTGCGCGCGCCCTTGAGCAGTTTGATCTCCTCCTCGACCATGCCCGCCAGCGCCTCGAAGCGGTTGGCGTTCACGGGCAGGCCGATGTCCATGAGGCATTGCATGTCGAGCATCAGCTGCTCGCAGTCGGCTATCGCCAGCGTCAGGTAACGCTTGCGCTCAAGTGCGTTGAACGAACTGTTGGGGTAGAAGCAGTCGGCGCGGTTGACGTTGTATACGATGCTGCGCGCGGTCTCCACCGTGGGGACTGCATTCAGCAGCCTGTAGGCTTTCGGCACGACCGACGAGGAGGCCATGAGCTTGTTGACCTCCACGCGGATGGCGATGGCCTGCGTGAAGAACTTGTACTCGGACACCTCGCGGTTTCGCTGGTAGACGCCGCTCATGGCACCTCCCGGAAATAGTGGCGAAAAAAACGGCCCGCTGCGCGGGCAGGGATGCGACCGCGCAAGGCGGTCGCATCGAAAGAGAAGTATAGAGCACTCGGCTGGCTAGCCGACGAGGAAGCCGGGGCGGGGGCGAACCCAGGTGGACGTCGCCGAAGTGCAGTAGGCATAGCCGTTGCGGTTGACGTAGCACACGTCGGACGAGGAGCCACCCATGACGGAACGCAGCCACCAACCGTACCGAGTTCCGTTCAAGCGGTGCGCGGTATCGCGGAACAGGTCGAACTGGCAGTCGAAGCCCACGCTGTAGCCCTTGGTGCCCCACACTGGGCAGCCGTACACCTCCATCTCGGAGGGCGACCACACCTTGCCGATGTCCTGCCAGCTCCAGCTGTTGGAGTCGCTGAGCGCGCCGCTCGCGCTGTAACGCTCCTCAAGCAGCACGCGCTGGGTGAGCAGGTACTTGGTCAGCCCCTCGGGCAGGCACGCCTCGAACAGCTTCTCCCACGCCTTGAGGTTGCTGTTCAGGTACGGGTTCTTCACGTCTGCGGTGCCCTGGTTGGTGTTCGCAGTGTTCCACATCAGGCAGCTGTCGTTGGCCACGCCGGTGACGGTCTTGGCCACAGCGACGGGCGCGGACGCGATGAACGCGATGTGGTGGCCCTTGGCGCTGTCGCCGCACTGGTAGTACGGGTCGAAGTGCGCAAGCAGGAAGCGCACGGACTGCTGGGCCGCCACGTTTGACGCGCTCACGAGCGGCACGTCGATGTAGTCGCCCACGCGCATGCCGCTGAAGTTCGCGGCCTGCACGCGCTTGTGCAGCGCGTCGTAGATGGTGGTGGAGCCGGACACCTCGCCCGCGAGCAGCGTCGCGAGCGACTGGCCGGGGTACTTGCCGATCAGGCCCTGTCGGTTGTACTCGGCGTTGTTGAGCGCCGTTGTGGCGCTGTTGCGGGCCAGGGAGTCGATGATCTCGTGGCTCACCCCGTTGACGTTGAAGCGCTCGGCGTTTACGTTTGCCATTCGTTTTCCTTTCTATGCGAGCACGATGGTCGTGCCTGATACCGTGCAGGAGGAGCCGAGTTTCACGGTTCCGTCCTCGAACGTTGCCTTTGAAGACGGCGCGTACACCGTGCCGTCCATGAACACGAACTTTCCGCTCGATTCGGCGAGCATGTTTGCCAGAATCGCGTTCTGCTCGCGCAGCGCCGCGATGTCCGAATCGCCCGCGCTTCCTTGCGCAACGGAGTTGGCGATCTGCAACGCCTGGTTAGCCGCTGCGTCAGCGCGTGATGCGGCGCCGTTCGCCGCCGAGGTCGCGTCGCTCGATGCCTGCTGGTCGGCGATATGCTCGTCATGGCGCTGGCTTTCGGCCTTTTTGCGTTCGATCTCGGCGTTCGATCGGCTCGTCTCGTTGTTCTGGCGCGTGGTTTCGGCATTCTTTCGCGCGGTCTCGTTGTTCTGGCGCGTGGTTTCGGCATTCTTTCGCGCGGTCTCGTTGTTCTGGCGGGTTGTCTCGTTGTTGCCGCGAGTGGTTTCCGCCGTTTTTCTTGCGTTCTCGTTCGCAACGCGCGTTTTCTCGGCTGTTTCAGCGTTTTCCGTCATGGTCTTGCAGTTGGCGGCTGCCGTCTTCGCCTCCTCTGCCGCCTCCACGGCGATCGTTGACTCTATGCGGAAAATCGAGCCATCGGTCGTTCTCACGCGGTCGATGTTGCCGTTCTCGTTGAGGATGAACGCCGCGATCTGCGTTTCGTCTGCCATCGCACCTCCTCTACTTCGCGATGATTCCGGTTACTATGGCCTGCGGCCCGATCGTCTCGACGATGCAGCGGTCGCCTGCCTTGGCGCTTGAGCAGCCAGTGGTCATCGGCAGGCCGGAAAGCGTGGCCCCCGACATCGAGACGGTGACCTTCGCGCCGGACACCGACTTGACCGTGGCGAAGCCCATGGAATGGCCCGAGCCGCCTTTCGGAGTGAAAAGCTCGGCGAGCATATCGCCCGCGTTGCTTAGGTCGTTAACGTTCAAAGCGTCTCATCTCCAATTCCATCGGGCATCCTCCCACGAGGGTGAGAGTCTGCTTCCTGATCGCGAAGTTCCCGCTGATACCTTCGCTTTGCCAGCGCACGTCGATAACATCGGAAATGCCGACGGGCGCGTAGATGTGCGTGGCCGTCACGCGGTGGATGGCCGATTGCTCTGTGGCGAGCAAGCTTTGCGCCTCGGCATTTGCGTTTGCCTGCCTTTCCGCCGCAGTGCTTCCGGGCGGAAGCTCGCTTCTCGTATACGAGACAGCCTTGCGCCAGCCACGGCGGACGGTCGAGTACTCGCTGCTCGGGTCGGAGTCGATGGCGGTGCCGCGTATGCTTTCCTCGCTCGTCGAGTAGTCGATGTGGACGACGTTCGCCACCTTCGACTTGTCGAACTCCTCGGTGCCGTCGTCGACGAAGCGTGCGCCCTTTCCCTCTTCCATAACCATGGCCGGCGCTCGCTTGTCAGGCTCGACATACTTTCGCAGCAGCACCCGGCCCAGCGGGTCGCACGAAGCGGAGCTGAACCCAGCCGCCGCAAGAAGCGCGTTGACGGCCTTCAGGCGGGTTCGGTAGTTGCTTTCTCCGTTTCCGATCGCCCCGATTACCCACGCCGTCGTGAGCTTGAAGTCCGATGGGTCGGCGATCACTTCAAGACCGACCTCGCGCAGCAGCTTCGCCGCATAGTCAACGGCGTTCGTGCCGGCAGGAACCGATCTCGGCTGGTCGAACTCGTCCTCGTCAACTTCGGCCAATCGACCGGAAAGGTCTGCCTCGGCTAGCGCCTGGCCGATCGGGCGCTTCGGCGTTGACACGAGAAAGGTTCCCAGCGGCTCAAGGTGAACCGAGCCGTCTGAGAACGCCGCCTCAAGGTACACGCGCAAAAGGTCGCTCCCGAAATCTAGCGTCCCCTTGTAGCTGACCTTGCCCGTCTCATAGTTGGTATCCAGGTTGCGCTCGATCGTCCCGCCGTTGCAGATGTTCCTAAGCCGCTCGGCGTCTAGGTTCGTCTTGCGGTCTACGCGCATGTAGCGGTAGGACGATGCGAAGCGCTTCTTCCAATCAGGCATTGTTCGGCTCCTCGAATACGTCGTGCTCTATCTTCGCGGATGCCGACCAAAGCCCCGGCGCTTTGAGCGATTCGCTGAACGTCATCGCCCCGAAGGCGCGCTCGCCAGCGAGGCCGCGCCACCATCCCTGCCATTGGCTTTTCATAGCGCGTCGGAAGGCGTCGTGGCCGTCGCGGCGGAAAAGGCACGAGGCGGATGTGGCAAGGTCGCACTCGTCGAGCGGGTACGACATCGGAAGGCCTCCGTTTTCGCCGTCGTCTGCAAAGTGGTAGCTCTTGTAGCTGCGCGACGCAGATGTGGAGTAGCCCGCATCAAGCTCCATCTTGATGAGCGTTGACGCATCCTGGCCGAAATTGAGCGCCATGCAGCTCGCAAGCAGCTTCGCATCGATCTCGGCATACGCAGACGTTCCGTTCGCAGCCATTCCTGTTGCGCGGTACTTCATGTCCGCATTGAGGGGCGGAATGCGGTCGATCGTCTCCTGGGCATCGAGCAGGCCGCTTACCAGCGTGCTTGAATCATCGTCGTAGATTCGCTCGACGATGAAACTTTCGCACTTCGATGCGCTCCCAAGCACAAGCTCGTGGCCATCGCACGTGATCGTTCCCAACATGGGAAGCTCGTTGTTGTCCTCGTCGTAGGTCATCGGGCCGATAAGCGTCGTCTCCTCGACGTTGTAGGCGGAAACGCCGTTCTCGACTTTCACGCGGCACGTGAGGTCGTCGCCGTAGGAGACGGTGATAACCGGCGTCGCAGGTTCCGCCCAATGCGTCCTGAATCGGCGCGTGGCGGTTTTCGACAACCCGGAGCCTCCGACGACCACAAGCGTGAGCATGTAGTCGATGCCGTTTTTGATGGTCGCGTAGCTGCCGAACTGCACGGGCTGCAAGCTCGTGACGTCTGCGGTGGCGACAACTGCGCCGCCGACCTCGGCAAGGGAAAGCGTTGCCTGGGCGATGCCCGTCTCGTCGGACGCGGCCACGCTTACGGTGAGCGGAACCTGGTCGATCAGGATGCCATCGGTGGCGGGCGATGCCACCCAGCACTGCGGGTAGTCGGCGACGACGATCGCCACATATCCAGACCATGCGCCCCAATCGGCATGGAGGCCCTTGGTGCGCACGCGCGCCTTCCAGTTGCCTTTCGCGAGCGCCACGGATGCGCTTTTGGCGGTCGTGTACGACTTGGTGATCGTCTCTGGGCCGCTGAACTCGACCTGCGCGGCGCTCTGCGCCGAGCCGTCCTGATGGTTCGGAACCCATGAGACGGCGACAGCCGTTCCGGTGGGCACAACGGAATCGGCGGTCACCTTCGGGGCGAGCGGCGGCGTGATCGTGGTCACGGAGTTCGACTTGGCCCACGAGGAGGCAAGGCTTCCGCGCTTGGCCCTGACCCTGTAGACGACCGTTCCCGCCGGAGCGGCCTTGTCGTGCAGGTCGAGCCACGCTGGGTCTTCGCCCTCGGTGCTGGCCGTTATGGCGGCCCACGTGCTGCCGCCGTCGGTAGAGCGCTGGACTTCCCATGCGTTGGCGTAGGCCCATGCCCCGTAGACGCGAAGCGTGACCTCGGTTGCGCTCGCCTTGACGGCCTCCACGCGCGACGGGGCGGAAGGCGTAGTGTAGCTCGTGCCGCACGAGACGTGCGTGGAGTTTCCGCCTGGGCCGTGGGCGCAAAGGCGGTACTCGTATTTGTGGCCAGGCTTCGTGGAGTTGTCGGTGTAGTTGGTGACGTCCCGCGACACGTCGGCGATGTTCACCCACGAGCCGTCGTCGGTGCGCCGATCGACGTACACGCCAGCCCAAGGGTATGCGCCGTCCATGCCCGTGTAATCGACGTCCCACGTGATCTTGTGCGAGGTGTCGGATACGCGGGCCAGTTTCGGATTCCTGGGCGGATGCGGCTGCGAGTACCCGCGCTGTGGAATCCAAGCGTACTCCGTCGCCCAGGCGTCGCCGCCCGCGCTGCCGTAGTAGTTGTTGTACGTCTTGCCGTAGACGTGGATCTGCACGGCGCAGTTCCAACCGCTGGCCCCGCGCCCGACGTCCACGGTGAAGGTCACGGTGTCGCGCGTGGCCCAGTTGCCGTAGTTGTTGAGCAGCACGTCGCGCGACCTGTAGGTGGTGCCGTTGACGATTACGTCATAGTGCGTGCCGTACTGCGCGGCGTACTTGTCTTGGAGCGCGGCGGTGACTTTGATGCGCGAGGTGGTGTCGTTGACGGTGTTCACCGCATCGACCGAGATGTAGCCGCGATACCAGCGGTTGAGCCCCGCGATCTGGATCTCTCTTGTATAGGTTCCCACGTCTACCTCCTCGCCGTGGAAGAACGGCGTGCGGCGGATACCAGCACGTCGATGGCGTTAGCCACCGCGATGTCTGCGTCTGCCGTGTTGCCGTCGATGGTCATGTAATAGGTGTCGCCGCTGGCCACCGCGCCGACTGCGGCAGCGGCCCCGGTCTCGTAGGTGACATCAGGCCCGCCGAACGACATGCTCAGCTCGTCGGCGAAGCCCGAAACGGTGTCCTTTACGCCCTCGAAGCGCTTCTTGAGGCCCGTTTCGAGCGACTGCATGATCCAGCCGCCGTTGGGGATCAGGAGCCTCAAGTCCTTGCGCTTCGGGCCTTTCAGGCTCGCGATCGTCCCGGCGATGCCGGACACGAAGTCGTAGACGCCGCCGATACTCGACTTGATGCCGTTGAGCAGGCCGCTCACGATGGAGCTGCCGGCGCTGTAGAGCAGCGAGCCGAGGTTGCCGAGAGCGCCTACGATTCGCCCGGGGATCGAGGAAACGAAGCTCACGACGGAATTGATCCCGCTCGAAACGCCGTTGGTGATTCCGCTCCAGGCGTTGTTGAGGATGCTCTGCACGGTGCTCCACGCCGAGCTCCAAAGGCCCTGCACGGTCGAGAGGCCGCCTGAGATGAACGACTTGACGTTGTTTATGCCGCCCTGCACGACGGACTTGATCGTGTTCCAGAGGTTCGTCACCAGATCGCCGATTGCCGACCAGATGGAATCCCAGACGCTTTGGATCAGAGCAAGGCCGTTCGCAATGACCGCCTGGATGAACGCGACGCCGCCGTTGACGATGTTCTCGATGATGGCCCACACGCTTGAAGCGAGCACCTGGATGCCGTTCCACACGCTGCCCCAGTCCTGGTTGATGATGCCGAGGACGATCGTCACGATCGCCTGGATGGCGTTCATCGCCGCCGTGACGATCGCGGAGATGTACGGCCAAACCGCGTCGATAACGGCTTGGATGGCGGTCATGGTCGAGCTGAAAATCTCAAGCATGACGGGCAGAACCGTGCTGATGATCGTCTGGATCACCGTCAGAACGCCGGTGATGACCTCTTGGATAACGGGCATGTTCGCCGTTATGAGGTCGGTAACCTGCTGGATGATCGGGCAGAGCGTGGTCGTTATCACGAGCGCGATCTGGCCCACCGCGTCGATTATCGTGCTGATAATCGGCACGAGTCCCGATACGATGGCGGCGATCACGGGCGCCACCGCAGCAACCAGACCGCCGAGCGCGAGCGCGAAGCTGTTCACGACGATAACGGCGGCTGCGAAGAGACCTTGGAGCGGTTCGGCAAGCCCGGTGAGCGACTGGAACGCGGGGGCAAGCGATGACGCGATGCTGGATGCGATGCCGATGACCTGGTTTCGGAACGCCTCGTTGGTTGCCATGCTGTAGGCGAAAATCGCCGCAACTGCGGTAATGGCGGCAACGGCAACGGCTGCAGGTGCGCTCAACGCCGCAAAGCCTGCGGCAACACTCTTAATTGCTGGGATGATCCCGCCAGTGAGCGAGTTCGCCAAAGCCCCCAGCACTGGGATCTGGCCGATAAGCCCGCCCAGCGACACGGCGGCGAGTCCCGCCAGGGCGGCGGCCGCGATCTTGCCGCCCGTTCCGAGCTGCGAGAGGTCAACGCCCTTGATCTTCTCGGACAGCCCGTCGAGGAACGTGCAAAGCTTCTCGACCGCTCCGCCGGTTCGCGTGAGGTTGCCCTGGGCGTCGTAGGTGACGCCCAGAAACTCGCCGAAAGCCGTTGAAAGCGGCTTGATGGCTGCGCGGCACGAGTTGAGAACCCCACGGATGGAGTTGAACACGGGGATGGCGGAGTCCTTGAGCGGCGTCATCCAATCCTGGCCGATCTTGGAAAGCGCCGCCTTCATGTTCGCCATGGAGCCGGTGAACGACTCGTTGGCCGCTTTTGCTGAATCGCCGAAAGACGCGTACATGGCGTCGGAGAACGTCTGGAAGTCGATCTTGCCGGCGGTGACCATCTTGGAAACCTCGTCGGAGGATTTGCCGAGATATGTCGAAAGCACGGAGATCGCATTGATGCCTCGGTCTGTGAACTGGGCCACCTGCTCGCCCGAGAGCTTGCCGTTGGCGGCAACCTTTGCCCAGATCGACGAGAGGTCGCCGAGGTCTTGAGAGAACGTTGCGGCGGTGCCGACGCAGCCGTTGAGGGCCTTTTCCATGTCGGAGCCTGCCGCAACGCCGGAAGCCGCCAGCTGTGCCGCAGCCGTCGCTGCCGTGTCAAAGCCGAAGGCGGTTCCGTCTACGGAATCTTGGATTGTCTGGTAGAAGTCGTCCCATTCGAGCTTCATGCCCTTGAACATGGCCTGCGCCTTCTCGATGTTGAGGGCGCGGCTCATGCCGCCCGTGGCGGCTAGCGTGGTGACGCCTGCGGTCACCGTGCCGATCGCGGTGGCGATGGACTTGCCAACGCTGCCGAAGCTTGAGGCGAAGAAGCCGGCAACCTGCGAGCCTACGGACTTGGCGGTGTCCTTGAGGCCGCTGAGCTTGGAGGCGGACTTGTCGAGGCCGCCGTCCATGTTGGAGCCGTCGTAGGTTCCCTTTGCGGATAGAACGTAATCAGCCATTCGGTTTCGCACCTCCCCATGGCGTCCAAGGCGGGTTCTTGCGGTATTGCTCCTTCAGGGCGTCGATCTCGGCGTGGGTGAAGTCCGTCTCGCGGAACTCGCCGTTGCGCTTCTGCCAGAGCTTGTAGGTCTTCTTGGAAAGGCAGTTGGCTACGGCGACCTGAACCGCATCCTTGAGCAGGTTTGAGTCGCGGACGGTCGCGGTCTCAAGCTCCTTGCGCGCGAACATGAGCTGGACGGGCGTGTGCTTGGCGTATTGCTCGTAGTCCCAGCCGAGACGCGCGGCGAAGAACGCGAAATCGGCCTCCCTGTGGAACAGGGCGGCGTCTTCGGCATCTTCGCCGCGCTTTTGAACGGTCTTGAAGTACTCGAAGCCCGTTAAGCGAGTGAGAGCGCGTTCCCTGCGCCCATGAATAAAAAAGCGCAGTCGCGCTGAAGGGCCAGCATCACGGCCTGGTACACGGCGGGGTAGCCGTTGGCCTCGATCAGCTTGTTAACGATCTCCTCGCCCTTGTTCGGGATGAAGTAGCCGCCGCCCACGAGCTTCAGGCCGTAGCCGGCGATGGCGGAAAGCTCCTTGAACGTGAACATGCCGTCGTTCTTGTAGAAAGAGGCGATGATGGGCGTGTGGCGCTCCTCGTAGAGGTCGATGCGCTTTCGCGTGAAGGCGATCTCGCACTCGTGCCCCTTGACGGTGAACGTTGCGCGCTCCATCTCTTCGATGCCCTGCTCAAGCTCTCCCTTGAACTCCTCCTTGACGGAATCTTCGAGGGCGTCTTCCAGCTCCTCGTCGGACTCGTTGCCCTCGATGAACTCGTCGAAATCCTTCTCTTCTGCCATTCGTGTGCTCCTTAGTCGTTGGTGACGGTCACGGTCGCTGCGGTGATCTGGTCTTCTGTCGCGGTCTCGTAGAGCCACGGCTTGCCGGAGCCTTGGAACTCCATGGAATAGGTGGTGTTGTCGTCGTTCGGTGCCTCGAAGGTGTCCGACGTGACGATCGCCAGGCCCATGCGCAGCGGCACGTACTTGGTGTTCGCGGTGGAGCGGATGCGCTTGCAGATCTTCAGGCAAAGATAGGTGCCGTCGGCGAGCGCCTTGGCGACCATCTTCGTGGCCTCGTCGTCGGGCGAGTAGAGGCCGTCGATGGACGCGTCCCAGTCCTTGTTGCTGGCGAAGCGCAGCTTCCAACCGCCGATGGCGTCGTCTTTGGTGGCCGCCTCGGTGGTGTCCTGGTTGAGGTTGAAGGAAAGCCCCTGCTGTCCCGCCACGGCCAGAAGGTTCGCGCCCGTGCTGTCTGTCACGAGCGCCACGATGTCGTTGCCGTTGAGCGCCTTTGCGGTGGCGGAGTCGAAGTCGCACCCAACGAGCTTGTTGTCGGTAACGGAAGCCATTGCGGCCCCTTTCTCGTTATTTGACGCGGAGGCCGTAGCAAACGCGGAACGTGACTCCCACGATCGCGTGCCCCTCGTCGGTTTCGTCTTTCTTGAGCGTCTGCACGCCGTCGAAGGTCGTGCGGTATAGGGAGAACGGCTCGGGCAGCTCGAACCCGTCCGCAAGCGCCTGTTCAAGGCGCTGGATCATGCCGAGAACCTTCGCGTTGCTGTACGGGCGCACAGGCTCGCTTATGCAGTGAACCCACACGCTGATCGCGTCGATGTACATGGTCTTGGTGTTCTCGGGATGCGTGTTCTGAAGCTCAACGCTGTATAGCGGAGAAGCCCTGTTTTCGGGGCTGTCGTAGCATTTCGTGCCGGTGCTCTGCTCGATCGCGTCAATGAGGCAACCGAGGAACACGGCCAGGCTTAGGCGCTGCACTGCTCGCGGCATCGTTCCTCCTTAGAGCTTCTTCAGCTGGTCGATCAGGTCTTGCTTGAAAATCGGGCGCTGCGTGTCCACGTTCCGCTTGAGGAACCGCTGGCCCTGCACGTAACCGCCGTTTACGGTTCGGTGGCCGTACTCGACGTGCGGCGCATAGCTCTTCGTGTAGCCAACGGTGTCTCCCGAGTGGCCCAGCGACATGCGCAGTTCGCCGTGCGGCCCGCCCGGCCTGGTCTTCTTGGTCGATACGGGCGTTCCGCCGTCGGCTTTGCCACGGTTGAAGATCTGGGCCATGTTCTTCGTGATGACCGCATCGAAGCGCACGGAGGAAAGCCGCTTCAGCTTTCCCGCGAGGTCGTTCACGTCTTGGATCACAAAACCCATGGCTTGAACCCCTTCACGGTGAGCACGGTCGTATCGCCGTCCGCTGATACGTTCGCCAGCTCGTAGGCGTGGCCCTTCACCTCGACCGCGCACACTCCGCCGAAGTCTGCTGCGGACTTCTTGGTGAGCAGGGAGCGGGTAACGCCGTCGTAGGCGTTACCCGCGTTGTCTGCCTTGACCTTGTGCCAGGGGCCTACGCGCACGAAGAAGCCGAAGGCCAGCACGTCGGAGCACACGGGGTTGCGCAACTCGTCGGTGCCCGTCTGCTCGCGCTTGATCGCCGTTGCCCTGTACCACCTCATCGCCGCGCCCCCATGAACTTGATCCCCTTTGGATGGCACGCATCGCGCAAGGCCTCGATGTCGGCGGAATAGGCGGACAGCACGTCATCAACGAAAGAGTTGGACATGCTGCCGCCGTCCGATGCAGATTCCGAGGTGCTGCCCTCGTAGCCGCGCAGGCGCAGGGCCTTGATCGCCGCATCCACGGCGATCGACTCGGCGAGGCGCGGCAGCTCGGCCACCTTGAGGCGGATGCACAGGCGGTCTGATACCGTCGCGATCATCTCCTCGATAACGGCGTCTGCCGGCACCGCCTCGTCTTCCAGGTAACGCGCCTTGATGCGGTCTGCGAGGGATGCCATGGCTAGCCCTCTACCGGACGATCGCCGTTTTCGAGCGCCTGCGCGGAGGTAGTGTCGATGGTGGCGATGATGTGGCCGTAGACGTTGGGAAGCACGGGGATGAACAGGCCGGAGGCCTTAGTCCATGTGGCAACCGGGTCTTGGGTGTCCCAGCGAACGCAGGTGACGTACTGCTCCTGGCGCTTCTCGTCGAACGCGCCGCCCTGCTCAAGCTCCTCGGGAGTGACGCCCCAAAGGCCGGTGCCAACGGAGCCGTCGTAACCGACGGAGCACATGACGAACTTGTCCTCGGGGAAGAAGCGGCCCTGGGTAACCTTCATGGAGTCGGCGGCGGTGCCGATCACGCCGTAGCGATCCTCGTCGATGTTCAGCGTGAGGCCGTTGAACTGCTGCGCGAGCAGATTGTTCACCTGTGCGAGGCTGGGCAGGATGCCCGCGCCGTTGATGCCGAAGATCGCCTTCTGCACGGCTGCGTTGCGCTGGATCAGGGAGAACACCTTCTTGGAGGTGATTGCGACGGTAGGGGTCTGGCCCTTGCCGTTGGCGATGGTCACCCACTTGTCGATGTCGCCGATGATGTCGGCGTCTGCGACGGCCCACTTGGTGGCTACCTTCTGGTCGGTGGGGACGCCGAAATCGACCTCCATCGAGACGTTGTTCTCGTTGATGGTCATCTTGCCCGTGGAAAGGGCCTCCATCTTGGCCTTCTCGACACGCGCCACGACAGACTCGGCCATGCGGGCCACGTCGTCGAAGCAGTAGCGGCGCACGGAGTCCATCTGCATGTCGAGGCCGCGCGTGACGAGGCGCAGGCGCTCGGTGAGGTTGATCTTCTCCTTGATGAGCAGCTGCTCGGTGACGACGCGCTCGAACGGCACGCGGGAGGCGATGTGCGCCTCGGTGTCGAAGCCGTGGATCATTGCCACGTTGGGAAGGTTGCCGTTTTCCACGATGCGGGAGTACTCGGCCTCGATGTACTGGGTCTTTCGATCCGGGAACAGGCGGGAGCCGAGGTAGTTTCGCTGGACGTTGAAGCCCTGCGAGAAGTCGAGCATGTCGCGCTCGGTGATGAGTTCAGAAATGGGACGCATCTATGCTGCTCCTTTCTTATACGAGGTAGAGGCCTGCGGCGGCGAAGTCCGCCTTCTTGGCCTTGGTCTCGGTGGATACCTTGTCGGCCTTGAGTCGGCCCTGGAAGATCACGGCGGCGGGGCACTTGTCGGTGTCCGTCATGTCGTAGTCCTCAAGGAACACGCCGAACTCGTCGGTGCCGGTGAACAGCGCACCGGCCTTGATGATCTTGCGACCGTCTACCTCCTTGGCCATGGCCTGGGTAGCGGTTCGCGTCTTGGCGACGATGCCCACCTCGGAATCGAGGATGCTTTCGGACTCGCCGTAGGTGAACGCCTTATTGAGCGCCATCTTTCTTTCCTCCGTTCATTCGGTTGCTGTATGCGGCTGCGAAGCTAGCGCCGAAGGACTGGGACTTTCCATCGCTGCCCGCCTTGGGGGGCTGGCGCTTGAGCGCTTCCTGCACTGCGGCGTCTACCGCCTTGGGGAAAAGCTCCTTGATCTTGGAGATCGCGGCGTTGGTGTCGTCCGCCTTCTCCGTCACGAACATGGAAAGAAGCTCGTCGCCGAGGTCGATGCCTGCGGCCTTCAGCTCGGCACGCGCGACGCCCATCTGCTCGGACAGGTTGATGCGGCGCTCAAGCGCAGCCTTCTCGGCGTTGGCCTTCTCAAGCGCGTACTGCGCGCGCTGCAAGTCGTTCATGCCCGCAAGCTTCTCGGCCTCGCTGCGCTGGTCGTCGGCCTCCTGCTTGATCTGCTCGCGGATCTGCTTCTCGATCTGCGCGCGCTCGCGGGAGATGCGCTTCTTGACGATCTCGTCAACGTCGGCGTCGGTGTAGGTCTTGCCCTTCTGCTTGGGCTTGCTTCCCTTGCCCTCCGGGTCTTCACCCGCGCCCTGCTGGCCATCCTCGGAGCCTTCGCCCTCGATGCCCGTCTCTTCGCCAGCGCCTTCGGTTCCCTCATCGCCGCCTTGCTGCGGCGGGGTGAGGTTTCCGCCCGCTACTCCTGCGAACTTCTGTCGGTTTCCGTCCTTTGCCATTCTTCGCACCCTCCATAAGGTTTCTCGTGGCTCATGCCTGCACGTTTTCCGTAGCTTTTAGCGGGTTCCACGCCTGCCCGAACCGTGGCTTTTAACGACCTCAACGCTCGGTCGGTCTTTGACCATGCGAGTGTCCTTCATGCGTGAGATTCGCCCGTCAGGCGGGTTCCAGGATGTCCTCAAGGCGTTCAAGCGTGGGCATCTCAAGCAGGCGCATGACCTCGCGCCCGCCGTCGGTTACAACGATCATGGGAACGCGGGTGATGCGCTCGACGTTGTTCAGCCGCTCCATGAGGCCGTCCCACGCCTCGTGAACCCTCACGCGGCCTGGGTACTCCTCGGAAAGCGGGTCTATGACCGCTCGGCGGTACGCCTCGCATGACGGGCACCCCGCGCGGGTGATGTATTCGATCTCCATGGCTGCTCCTTTGCGGCAAAAGAAAAGGCCCCCGTGTTGGGGGCCTCGATTGTGCCGTTGAGGTGAGATGCCTATTCGGTTGTGGTTTGTTCTGTCAGCGGTGCAGCGCCTTGTCGCGCTTCATCATGATCGCCTCGGCCTCTTCCTGGGTGATCTCGTCGAGCCACAGGTCGCCGCTCTGCGTGCCGAACACCTCGGTGTCGAACACCCAGCGCCCGAGCGTGAAATCGTAGGTCTCGCACACCCGCTGTTCCGCATCGAAGCGCGATACGCGCCTGCGGGAGTCGTCGGTGTAGTAAATCATTTGCGAACCTCCTCGATGTTCGGCGGCGTCTTTATCTTCGCGGCGTTGTCGGCCATCTCGCGGCGAAGCTCCCACTTGCGCTCAAGCGGGGTGTCCTCCAATCGCTCCTCCTCGTAGAGCGCGTGGTTGCGCTCCTTCACGTCGAGGCTCTGCCTGGTGTGGAACTGAAGCTCGAACTTGAAGCCGTCGGGCGTTTCGAACTGCGTGTTGACGCCACGGTAAGCGCTCGATGCATCGCCGAGCGTGTTCTTGACCTTCACCACAGTATAGCCCGCCTTCTCAAGCGCTCGCCTGATGCGCGCGAACTCGTCAGCGAACGACTCGACTGGCAGCACGTATGTGTAGCGCAGCACGTCGTTGATGCCGTCCGATGCCTCCTTCTCGCTCACATCGAGCTTGTGCGAGTCGGTGCGGATCTTCCGCGCCAACGACTGCTGGCCCTTGAGCCTGAAATAAAGACCCGCCAGCGTGGAGCCGGCGCGTTGCAGCGATTCGAGCAGCGACGTGGTGGCAGGCTCACGAAGCATCGCGTTCGACCGCAGCGTCATTGCATGCGTCGCGGAATCGCCGCCGCGCTTGGCAACGTAATCGTCTATCCACTTGTCCCAGTCGGCCACCTCAAGGGTGTACGAGCAGCGGCACCACGGGTGCATCGGCGGGAAGTTCGTGCCGGGCATGCGATCGGAGAACTTAGCCGGGTGCTGCTTCTGGTAGGCCTCAAGCTCGCGGCACACCTTGCAGGCCCTGCCGTCGTGGATGCACGACAGCGCGTAGCTGTCGAACTCCGACTCGTGCACGCGGGCCTGCGCCTCGTTGAAAAGGTACGTGCCCTCGGTGTACACGAGCCTCATGGCGGTTTTCGCGCCGCTGTGGTTGAGCCTCTGGCGAAGCTCGCGCGAGATCTCGTCATATGAGACGCCTCGCGCGATCAGCTTCGAGAAGTCGTCGTTGAGGTAGCTTGCCAGCTTCTCGCGGTTGGCCCAGATGTTGGCCGAGAAGTCGCCGCTCGCCGCCCAGGCAGCGCCCACCGTGGCGCGCACCACCTCGGAGTCGTAGCGGTAGAACTCCTTGCCGAAGCCAAGCTCCTCGGCGGCGATGTTGGCGGCACGCCGCGCCTGCTCCTCGAAGTGCCTGCGGAACTCCTCTTGCTCGATCGCGCCGATCTCTAGCTGCTGCAAGCGTATCTGCATCTGGATCGCCTCAAGCTCGTTCAGGCGGTAGATGCTCTCGCGCACGGGCATGAGGTCGGCGTAACGTGGATACTTCTTGGCGAACTCGTCCATGCGCTCCATGAGAAGCGTGCGGTCTTCCGCGCTGATGGATTGCAGCAGGCGGCGGTACTCGATCACCTTGTCCTCGCCGTACTTGGCGTAGTAGGCCGCGATCATGCGGTCGAGCTTCGCCGCCTCGGATGCATAGACCTTTGAAAGGCGCTTCGCAAGGTCGGCCTCGTCCTTGGTCAGCTGCTGCAAGAACTCGTCGCGCCGCTCGCGCCAGTACTCGTCGCTCGGCTTACTCATTGGAAAGCAACAGCTCGATGATCTTGTCCTTGGTGGCGTTCTTCGGGATCTTCACGCCGCTGTTGCGGGCAAGCTCGCGCAGGTCGTTGAGCTTCATGCTGCCAAGCTCGCCGCTGTCCTCTGCCGGCTGCTCCTTGGCTTCGGTTTCGCCTGGCTGCTCGGCAGGCATGACGGCATCCGTTTCCTGCTGCGGTTCCTTTGGCACTGTCTCGGGCTGCTTGATGCTGTAGGTGGTCATATCGATTAGACCGTAGATGCTCACGAGGTCTTCGCGCACGTATCCGCCCATCGTCAGCTCGACCCAGCCGTCGGCGACGGACTCCACCCGCGCCGCCGTCATGTTTCCCATGGTGCCGATGATCTCGCCGCCCGGCTCCTCGCGGATGGCAAGCTGCTTGCCTCGGCTATAGGTCGCTACCTTCATCGTTGGTTCCTTCCTCTTGGTTGGTCTCGATCGTTCGGTTGGTTGGATAGCCATCGCTCACCGCGTTGGCCTTCTCCTCCTGCTCGTCGCGCTTGCGCTGCATCTCGGCTTTGGGGTCGCTCACGCAGGAGAGCACGGAAAGCTGCGTTTCCTCGGACACGATGCCCGAGAGCTGCCCGGCAACCGATGCCTCGCTCTGCAAGTCGTCGGGCATGTTGCGGTGCATGGTCACATCGACCATCTGCCAATCGTCGCCGCTGAAGCCCTGGCTCAACGGATAGGCGGCTAGGAGCTTCAGGCGCTCCTGCACGCCGCGCTTGAACTTGCGGTCTTTCTTGCGGGCGAGGTTGCTCATGGGCATCATGCGCATCTTGAGCGCTATACCGGAGGCGGTGACGAAGCTGTCGGAAGTGATGTCGGGCACCATCGCCATCTTGAAGATCAGCTGCTCAAGGCGGTTGATAAGGTTCTCCTGCACGGAGTCGGCGTTGGGCTTCGCCAGGAACACCACGTCAAGGCCCTCCAAGGACTCGCCGAAGAGGTTGATCACCTTGTTCTCGCGGATGTTCACCAGCTCGTCCTCGGTAAGCTCCTTGCCCTTGACAACGAGGTAGCAGTCGCTGAAGTACTCCACGTCGTTCGCCTTCTCGGAAAGCACGGCGTTGTACTGCTCGACCATGGAAAGCACGCCCTCGTAGAGGCCGCGCCCCTTGGTGTTCTGGCGGAAGTCGACGGCGGGCACGCTGCCGAAGCTGTGGCTCTCGGCCTCGCCGAACTCCAAGCCGGCATCGCCGCGCCTGAACGGCACTACCTCGTGGGCATCGGAATAGCTGCCCTTGATCGCGCCGTCATCGCCGTAGAACCAGCGGACGAAGAACATGGGGCGCTTCAGCACGGAATCGTCGTAGACCATGAACGAAGTGAGCGGAGACACCGCGATGGATCGCGGCAAGCCCTCGTCGTCTTGGTACAGCATCTCGTAGGCATGGCCGAACTTCGACGCCATCTCAGACAATTCAGCGTCCACGTCCTCCTGGAAGTTTCTCGCCGTATAGTCGGCGATGAACGCCTCCACGGCCTTCTTGCGCCCATCGTCGTCGCCCTTCACCGAAAGGGTCATGGGCACGCCGATGTAGTAGCCCTCGAACGTGTCCGTGATGGTGTAGCAGAAGTCGGCAGACAGGCGGTTGTTCGGCTTGTAGCCGGGCTTCTTGCGCCATGATCGGTCGAAGATCGCGTAGTGCGTGTCGTACACCTTGTCCAGGTACTCGTAGCGCGGCTTGTGGTCTTGCTCGAACTCGTCGACCAGGCGCTGAAGCAGCTCCTCGGTCATCTCGGTCCCGGCGGGCAGGCGGAAGTCGTCTGTGGACGGCTCGCGCTGCATCTGGTCGTAGTAGAAAGAATGGAACTCGTGGCTCAAATCAGATTCCCCCCTTGAAGGTCTTGATGCCTGGTCGGTTCTCCCATTGCCTGATCGCTGACGCCAGGGAGTCGGGCATGTCGTCGTGCGCGGCGTTCTCGTTGTAGTCGAGCACCTGGTTCAGCGCGTCGGCGTCCAGCGGGTACTCGTCGCAGTCGAGGAAGCGCACGTTCTGCCACTCGCTGCGCAGGTGCGTGCTGATCTTCAGGTACTTGTTCTCCTTCTCCTGGTATCCCACGCACGGCCTGCCGCGCTTTAGGATGCCCTTGCGCAGGTACCCCTTGTCGGCGTTCATCTCGCAGTGGATCGAGCCGATGCGCAGCGCCTTGCAAAGCCCGATGATCTCGTCCAGGCAGTCGTCCACGTGCTTGTGCCACATGCGGACGAGGCAGTACCAGATGCCGCCCCTGTTGCATATGGCCGTGAAGGCCGTGAAGTCCGCGCCTCCGTAGCTCGCGTCGATGTGGCCAATGCCGTCTCGCAGAAGCTCCGGCTCCTTGAAGAACTTGGCGTTGGCGAACATGGCGTCCTCGTCGGCGATGTGCTTCAGCTCGTAGTTGGCGGCGAACAGCGACGGGGACATGCTTTCCCGCACCTTCTCGATCTCCTCGCGGCTCATGAGGCCCGTCTGCCAGCAGTCCCAGCGGCGGATGTTCGGCATCAGCTGGAACGCGTCGTCCTTGTGCCACGGCGTGCCAGTGTTGAAGATGCGCCCGCCACGGTTTCGGATGTTCTGCAACTCCTGGTAGATCAGCTTGATGCGCTCGCGCTCCGCCGCCGACACTCGATCCTTCACGTTCACGATGTCGTCGGTGAACACGCGGTCTGCGTGCTTGCCGGTCAGCGAGCCGCCGCATCCTAGGCCAAGAAGCTGCGGAGCGCCAGACACGCCCTGCTTGAGGTTGGTGGATACAGACGACTGCGTGGCCCTCGTAAGCTCAAGCTCCACGCCGTAGAGCATGCGCACGAGGCCTCGGAAGTAGTCGGTTTGCAGCACGTTGGCCGTTGCCGCCATGACCTCCGCCACGTCGTCGTCCGTCTTGCGCAGGAACATGGATCGCATGCCGGGGAACAGCACGATGATGAACGCGAACGAGATGCCTAGGCACGTGGTCTTGAAGCTGCCTCGGTGCGCCTGGATCGTCTCGTCGTCGGTGCCGAAAACCATGTCCTTGATCCACTCGTTGTGCAGGGACGTCAGCTTGTCGAACCCGAGGCGCACGGCTATGTCCACGGGGCAGTCGTACACCAGGTCGATGAGGTCAGCCCTTGTCGGCATTGCGCTTCGCCTCAATGAGCTTGCCGATCTCGTCGCAAGCGGCCCCGATGTCGGCGGACACTTCGATCTGCTCCACAGGCCTCTCGCCCGCGGTGTCGCGCAGGAACTGGATGGCGGCTATGTCGCCGCGCATCGCCTTCTTGGCGACCTTGAGGATCGAGATCTCTGAAACCGTGAGCTTGCGGTCGGGGTAGTCCTCGAAGCTCAGGCCCTCCAAGTCGTCGAGCTGCGCGTCCGTTCCCTCGAACGGCATATGCAGCACGATCTTGGCGATCTCCTGCATCTGCTTCTTCTCGCGGCGCTTCTTCGCCGCAGCCTTGCCGGCCTTCGAAGCCGCAGCCTTGCGCTGCTCTGCCGTCTGGTCTCTCTTGGGCTTGATGAGGTTCTGGTCGTTCACGGCGATCAGTCCTCGAACGTGAGGCCCATGAAGGCCAGGCGCTTGTGAAGCTCGGCCAGCGCCCCGAAGTCGTTTGAGCCGTAGACGAGGGCGTGGACGATGGCCGTGTCCATGACGTACTGCCACTGGCGGTCGTCCCAATGGTCGCTGCAACGGTTTGAGCGCCACGCCTCGAACCACTCGACGGTCTCCTTGGGCCAGTCGGTGTCCTCGGGCAGCGTGGGCTTGTCCTTCTTCGCGGCCATTTCAGCTCCTCTCTATCGGTTGTCGTTTTCAGATGGAAAGGGCGCAACGGCCAGCGCTGCGCCCGGGTGCCCCTGCTAGTAGGAGGAGCGGCCAGAAGAGCTGCCACGGCTGCGGCTGAACGCAGAGCGGACTCGGTTGGCGATGTTGCCTGCTGCGGCACGGATGCGACCGAACATGCCTGCCTCCTCTCGTTTTCGGGAACAAAAAAGGCGACCCGTAGGTCGCCTTAGATTTTCCTATGCGCGTGAGATTGGCCTATTCGCCCATGGCCTCAAGGATCTTCGAGCCGTCCATGTACAGGTCGCCGTACTTCGCCAACGCGTACTCCCTAATGAAGCTCTCAAGGTCGTCCGAATCGCGGAACACGCAAACCACGTGGTAGGCACTGCTCCAAACGTTCTCGTAATAGGGCCTCACCTCGATCGCCTGGAACGCCTTGAGGATGGCGTTCGCCTCGGCGAAGCTGTCCGCTTCGAGGTCTCCCGTAGGCTCGATGCCGGCAAGCGGGTTCGGCACTGGCGTGCCCTTCTGCTCCTTCGGCTTGAACTGCCTCTTGTTCTGCAAGCCGATGCGCTCGGTGAACACGGGGCGGATGACGTCGCCGTAAGTCCAGCCGTCTTCGTCGGCCTTCACCAGGCTGGCGAACTTGTCCCTATCGGCCTGGTCGTGGAAGCAGAAACAGATCCAAAAACCGGAGTCGACCGCCATCTGGAAGCGCTTCTCCTCGCGCTTCTCGCGGTCTCGGTACTCCTTCTGGTGGTCGGTGAGCTGCGCCGCCTCGGCCGCCTTCTTCTCGGCTCTGGCCTTCTGCGGCCTTTCGAACTTAAAGCCCATAGTGCGCCCACCTCTTCTCGTCGGCCTCGATGAACGGGTACCACTGCTTGACCACCTCGAAATCCTTCGGGCGCTTCTCGCGCAGGGGCTTCATGAAGCGCATGTCCAGGCCGTCGAAGCTTCGCCCGAACAGCTCGTAGTCTGGCGGCAGGCCGATGCCACGCCTCTCGATTGCCGCCATGACCTCAGATTTCGTCCAATCGGCCACCACCGACGCCTTGCGCGTGGTGAGCTTCATGAGGCCGTGCTTGGTGAGGCTCGCGCGGCGGTAGGGGTTGTCGCAGGCGCGAACGCCGTCGCAGAACCACGTGTCATCCGGCAGGCCGAGGTCTTCCAGGATGAACGGGCGCATGTCGTCGTATCCGAACACCGGCATGTTCGCCGCTTCGATCACGTCGCAGTGCTCTGGGCTTTGGAACACGCAGTTGTTGAGCGTCCTCGACCACCTGGGGTGCGGGTACTGGTGGATCTTCACTCCGAAAACGCCCTCGATCGTCTCCACGTTGTGCTCGACCATCGGAAGGCCGGGGATAGACCAGTAGTAGATGGGCACTACCTCGATACCCTCGTCCTCAAGCGCGATCCACGCGGCCAGCGAGTCCTTGCCAAGCGAGCAGGACAGCACGACGGGCCGTCCCTCCTCCTTGAGCTTGCGCCTGACCTCGGCGCTAGTCGGCTGGCCCTTGATTATCGTCGGCATCTTCGCTCCTCTCGGTTATCTCTATCGGCTCTCCCGAGCCGTTGAGCACGAGCTTAAAGCCCATGTGAGAAGCCATCTCCGCGAGACCGGACGCCCCGAGGTCGGAGCCTTGCTTGAGTGTGTTCCCGATATAGTTGCGGCTCTTGCCCATCGCCTTGGAAAGCGCATACATGCTCATGCCCGACCGGTCGAGCATTTCCCTAAGCGCCTCTGTTGGTGTCATTCACCCTCCCTTCAGATCTGATCACTGTTGCACTTGATTCTAGCACAGTAGCTAAAGTGCTAGCCCATTTATTATTGTGTGCATATTGTGCAGCCCAGTAGTTATTGTGCAATTCCCATACTAGCCCAGTAACTATTGTGCAATACTACCAAGTGTCAGCAGGGGTCACAGAGGCCACCAGGAAGCCGACAGGCACCTACAAAACCGAAGAGAGGTAAGCAGATGGCAGAGCAAGAGAGCTTGGATCTGATGGTGAGTGGTCAGCTGGTAAGCAACCACACGATCTTGGCAATTGTCGAGGGCATGAGAGCACGAGGCTACTTCAGGAAAGGCCCACAGGGCCGAAAGGATGGCCTAGAGCTTGCAACAGCCCTGAAGCTTGTCAACGAGTACATGGCCTACCCAGACCTTGGAAGGTACACAGTGGAGGCCATGAAGCACAGGCCGATAAACGAGATCCCCCGAGCCGATTACGAGCAGGTGGAAATCATGAGGGCTTGTGATAACTGGCTGGCCCAGATTACCGAGGCATTCAAGACCAACAGCGATGAAGAGGCCATTATCTACATGGTAAAGGATCTTCGAAAGCAGGTCATAGCCGACGGCATAGAGGCGGGAAGCCTGAAGGTGCGGAAGTACTTCGGGAAGCACGGCTTCTACTACCTGGACGATCAGGGCAAGTGGCAAAGCGCCAAGAACGTCGATTGGAACATCGGCGAGATCAACCCCATCAGGCCGGCAGAGCAAGCAGCCTAAAGGAGAGGCCCCGAAAAGGGGCCTCAACCAACACACACAGGAGATCATACCATGCAAAAGCTCATGACTAAAGAACTACAGCGCAAGCTCCCGCCCCTCTACTCGCAGGACGGCAAGAAGTCCGAGACCGTGGTATACGGCCACTGGTTCAGCTGCCTCAACGGCTGGGACTTCTACGCCACCGAGTACGACGAGGAGAGCGGGGACATGTTCGGGTTCGTCTTCGGGGCATTCCCGGAGATGGGCTACTTCAACCTGGCAGAGCTTGAGGAGATCAACCGAAAGTACGGGATGAACTTCTTCGAGCGCGACGCCTATTTCAAGCCGGCGAAGGTAACCGAAATCCCGAGGATAGCCGATCAGTTCGGCTACCTCTGGGAGAAGTAACGAAACACGACCGGGAGGGGCTGCGGCCCCTCCCCGATGGGAGGCAGACATGGACAGGCAGAAGATCATCGAGAAGATCAAGAAGCTTCGCGAGCACAGCGTGGAGAACGGCTGCAACGAGGCCGAGGCGATCCAGTTCGCCCTCAAGGCCCAGCGCCTGATCGCGGACAACGACGTGGAGGAATGGGAGCTTGCCGACGAGGTGAAGCAGGTGACCGAGACCGCCACGGCGCGAACCGCGAAAGCATGGGCGCCGAGCCTCGCATCGGTGATCGCCGACAACTTCCGGTGCAGGGTGTACCAGCGCAGGGTGACCGACCGCAAGTACGAGTACGTGTTCGTCGGATGGAAGGCCGACGGCGAGGCGGCTGAGATCGTCTACCAGAACCTGCTTGAAGTGGGCGACAGGCTGGCGCACGAGTACGAGGACTTCGCCTATACCGACCCCAACGCCTACTCGAACTTCATCGTGGGGTTCGTGGACGGCGTGAAAACCGAGCTTGAGAAGCAGAGCTTCGAGCTGATGATCGTCTGCCCGTCCGAGGTGAGCGACTACTTCGAGGGCCTGAACCTTGGCCAATCCACGAGGCGAGGCCCGAGGGCAACCAACAGAGACAGCATCAGCAGGGGCCAGGCAGCAGGGCGCGACGCGGTGCGCAGCCGCCGCATGGATGCCCCGAGGGCAAGGCTTCTCACAGCCTAGCAGGTGGCACAGGGACAGGGCATAGGGCCTTGTCCCTGATCCATCAAACAGGGCATTAAACCATAAGGCACGATTGCATAAGGGGACATTAAACCATGGTGAAGCAAGGCGACATATTCACGAGGGAAGGCCTTTTCTACCAGGTGACCAGGGCAACAGCGAAAACAGCCACGATTAAGCCCATAAGGGCCGAGTTCGTGGGCCACGCAGACCCCTGGGGATGGGAGAGGGGGTACATGCCGGTACCCGGCGAGTTCATCGACGACGACCCGATCATGGGCAGGAAGGCCAGCGCCGATGGGAAGCGCCTCAAGATCCACGACTACAGCGCGGCGAAGAACATGCCGATCCTCATTCTCGGGGGCGAAAACCTCTACCTATGGGACGGCGAGCCGAGCATCTTCGACACCTACGACTAAGGAGGGCGCAATGCGCAACTCAAGGAGATACACCTGCATCATCAGGCACGGCGGCGGCTTCGGCGGAGGCTACGGCGGCACCTACGAGAGAAAGCACGGCTATTATTCGACGCACAGGGCTGGCAGCAAGGCCAACGAGGAGGACGCCATAACAACATGGCACAGGCGGCACGGCTACACCGGTTGGTGCGAGGTAGTGCCGGGGACTACGAGAATCGACGAGGAGGGCTAACCATGGAAAGACGGGAGCCGAAACAGTGGGCCGAGATCTTTAAGATTTTGAAAGAAGCCCGAGAGGATCTAGAGCGATCCATAGAGGCAGAGAGGCCCATAACCGATGGGATCACATGCAGGCGATAGCAGGAAGGCCCCGGGGATTGAAGCCCCGAGGCCTTTTGTTGTGGCTAGCAAAGCCCCCATATAGACATGATCCACCTAAGCAGCAGCGACACGAGGCCGACGAACAGCAGCAGGCAGGCGCATATAGAGCCTACTAGCACGATCCAGGTTATGACCTTCTGGGCACGCGTCACTATTCAGCACCCCCCATCGCCTTGCACCTCTTTACCAGATGCTTGCACATCATGAGCTCGGCGGCGGCATGATGAACGTTTGCCATGTCCTGCCCGATAACCTGCTCGCAGTACTCGATCGGCGGCATCATGCTATCGTACTCGATCGCCTCCCACGAGTCGCTGATCTTCTGCCGCACCTCGATGGGCACGAAAACGAAGCGCTTGCACTTCTCGCGCGTGCACTGGTTCACCCGATCGACCATACTGGTTATGCGCCCACGCTTGCGGTTGCGATCCTCACAGTCCCACAGGGCCAGGCGCAGGTCATCGCACCCGACCGCAGCTGCCATGTTGCAGCATTCCTGGATCACGTTGCACAGCTTGCCGATAAGATTGTCGGCATCGACACCGCAGACCTTCTCGCGCTTCTGCCAAGCGCCGAAGACCTCCGCAGCCTCTTCCAAGACCTTCATGGCCTGGGCCTTGCTGCATTCCACGTTGTCGAACACGGCCACGCTGCCAAGCTCCACCGTGTTCTGGTAGGTATCGTCAAACATCTATCCTCCAATGATCATGCGGGCCAGCGATACCGCCGCCCACAGCGTTAATCCGTCGATAAGCAGGGATGCCGCTATAACGAGCAGACAACCCCGGTTGCATCCTGGGCGGCTCATTCATCCTCCCACCTGATGGTCCCGTCGTCGTACTCGGCCTTGAGCCAGTCCAGATACTCGCCCCACGAGGCGAAGTCCCGCACCCAGCGCGACGAGAACGCGCACGTGGTGAAGGGGTTGCACTCGCTCAACGAGATTTTGAACCGCCGCCCGTCGCGCATCATGCGCACCTCCATGCGCATGGCGGCCTCGGGCGAACCGAAGTACCGCTCCCAGTTGGTCAATCTGCCACCTCCTACCCGCAGGCGATCAGGGCTAGAACCACCAGCCCAGCCGCCAGCATGCGGATCGCGTAGAACTCAAGGGCCAGCACCGCCAGCAGCAGCGCCACGGCGAGCGCGGCTAGGGCTTGAAGTGCTCGCAAGCGATCTCGCCCCCGTCCCTCAGATGGTCGAGCGCCCAGTCAACGGACTTGTTGGCCGTGTCCGCCATGCTCGCGCCCGCAAGCTCCTCGTTGGCGATCGCCGCCTCAAGCTCAAGGCCGCACACGCCGTCGTCTCCGTCGGTTGGCTTGAACCACCTGCACTCGCAGCACGGCTCTGGCTCCTCCTGGTTCCACGGCGCGTTTGGGTCTCCCTCGTAGCAGCCTGGCGGCAGGTTCCACCCGCTGTGAGGCTCGTAGCCTGCTATGTTCAAATCAATCACCGTCCCATACGCCGTCGGGGCGTATCCTCGCCATCGCCAGCAGCTGCAGCAGCGCCCGCTTGGCGTTGCCCTCGGTGGCCTCCCAGTAGTCATCGGAAACGTCGTTGCCGAGCCTCAAGGCCGCTGCCTGTAACATCGGGATCGACTCGGCCCCAGTCTTCCCGTAGATCTCGCGGATTCCGCGCTCTCCCATGCAGCGGTAGTGCTTCCCGTAGTTGTAGGTCACGTTCAGCCAAAGCTCGGTCGTGCCTCCCAGGGCATATGTTCCGCCCGCCATGAGATGCGGCGATTCCACCTCAAGCGCCTCGTGCGTCACAGGGTCGCACAGCCTTATGTCGTAGCTCATGAGGCCTCGCCTGCCTTCGCTTTCCTGCGGCGAACTTGGTCATAGTCGATTTCGTTGCGGCACTTTTCACAGACTTCGCCGACGCGCTTCTTGTTGTCTTTCCAAAACTCGCGCGGGTAGCTCACGAAAAACGGGTTGCAGTGCGTTTTGCCGCACCTCGCGCACGTCCATTCATACGGGTCGCAGCTCATGCGATCTCACCCGCCTCGGCCATGGCGATCCTCTCGCCGATGAACCTCATGACCGGCACGGCCATGCTGTTGCCGACCGCCTTGTAGCGCGGCCCGTCCGGGCACTCGTCTGCGGGCTTGCCGCGATAGGGTATCTTCGTCCAATCGTCCGGAAAACCCTGAAGCCGCTCGCACTCGCGCGGCGTGAGCCTTCGCACAACCATGTCGCCTCCTTCCTCGCTGAAAAGCGTCTGAGTGTTGCTCGTCGATAGGGTGAGCGATACCTCGTTGCTCACCAGCGCGCCCTTGCCGCCGCCCGCGCATCCGCAGCGGACGAGCAGCGTGCAGGCGCTCACAGGCACACCGACGGCGCGTCGCCGCCAACCTTGAGCGTGCCAACCATGTCGTATCCGATCGCCGTGTTCGCGTTGAGGTCGGCCATCGTTATCGGCTCGTCGATGGGGTACACGGCCGGGTTGTGCCAATCGGCGGTAAGCGTGGGGGACTGCTCCGGTTCCGCGCCTACTCCTCCCGCGCCTGCCCCTTGGTGGTACTTGAAGCCTGCGCTGCGAGGGCTTCTTCCAGCCTCTTCGGCAAGGCTCGCCCTCTTTTCCGCGCTCGATTCAAGATCCCCTCGCATGCTTTCCGGCTCAATGAGTACGCCGATGGGGGGGCAGGTTCCAATATGTCCGACAAGAAAGAGACGGCGGCGTCTTTGGGCCACTCCGAAGAACTGCGCATCGAGTACGCGCCACGCCAGACCGTACCCGAGCTTGTCCATTTCGGACAGGAGCTGTCGGAAAGCCTCCCCATTCTCGCTTGAGAGCGCTCCCGGGACGTTTTCCCAAAGAAACCATCGAGGACGTATCTCACGTACCGCTCGAATGTACTCGAACATGAGTCCTGACTCACCTTGCAATCCCTCCCGTTTGCCCGCGATCGAGAAGGACTGGCACGGGCTGCCGCCCACCACCAGATCCACCTTGTTGCGGTATTTCTTCCAATTGACCTTTGTCACGTCGCCGACGTTCGGCACCTCGGGGTACCGCTCGGCAAGCACGGCGCTGGGGAACTCGTCGAACTCGGCGAAGCACACAGGCTCCCAGCCCAGCGGCTCCCACGCCACGGTCGCGGCCTCTATGCCGCTGAAAAGCGAGACGTACTTCATCGGTGCGCCCCCAATGCCTGCTCGACGAGCATGAAGAAGCGTCGCTCGGCGCTGTCCGACGGGTTGCGCTTGCGCATGTCGGCGATCTTCAGCAGCTCGTCTTCCTCGTAATGGGTGGCGTCCCAATCGACCTCGGGCCAGTCGTAGCAGGAGCAGTGCCAGCCCTCAAGCAAGATGTAGCCTTTGTCGTAATAGTCATCGCTTCTATCGCCGGCGTAGATCAGCATGTAGCGCTCTTCGCTGTAATCGGGCTCGCTTTGGGCCGCGCAGATGATGCGCCACGGCTCGATAGTTTCCGGTGCCTCGACGGTCTTCATGACTCGTCACCGTCCTCGGCCTTCGGCGGTTTCTGCTCGAATCGGCACCACCTGGTTCCGCGCACGAGGCGAGATTTCGCGAGGGCGTAGGTCTCGCCTTCCATCCGCTCCGTGTAGTCGCGGAACGCCGGGCATGCGCAATAGATCGTCGTGTTGTCGAAACCCTTGAAGCGCGAATGCACGCACTTGAGGCATGACGGCGTTCTGTACTTCCTAATCTCCCTGATCGGGTTCTTGAATTTCATCGGTAGCCTCTCTTTCCGTAGCGCCCGTCGCGCTTCATGTTCTCGACGTGCCGCTGCATTTCCTGGGCGGCGGTGTCGCCTTCGGGAGGGAGCTTCCGTCCGCTCGCGCATTCGACGCAGTGGACGAGCCACCTGCGGCCTCGGCGTTCGAAATGGCCGAAGCCTGGCGGAGTCCACCTGCCGCACTCTCGGCAGTAGCCGCCGTAAACGTTCCTAGCCATCGTCACGCCACCTCGCAGGCGATGATGATGCCCGTGATGATGGACTGAACCATGTAGGCCAGCTCCTCGGCGGCGGGCTCGTCCTCGCCGATCATGTCGAGCATGTCGCAGGCGGCGTGCGTCGCCTCGTGCGCGGCGAGCCCGTAGAGGTCATGTCCCTTGATCTTCTTGCTGACCCAGATGACGCAGCCTTTGCCGCGCACCGCCGTGGTCACGCCGTCAATGCCCTCAAGTACGGGTGGCTTCTCGCCCCAACCACGAACAATCTCGCGGTACTCCCGCTTGCTCCTCGTCACCAGCAGGCTGTCGAACGGAATGATGAGCGGGTTAATCTCGGTTGCCAACGGTCTTCCTCCTTACAGCTCAACATCCACGCACCCAGGGAACCGGCCCCGCAGGTCGAGCACGGTCCCGTCTTCCAGCAGCGCGAAGCACTGGTAGCTGTCATCGGTCAGCGACTCGATGATCGAAAGCGCCTCCGCCTCGTCGTCGGTCTTGGCGAGCAGGATGCCCTGTCGGTAGGCGCTCGCGTAGCTCTGGCAAAGCGAGCGCTCGTAGATCCTGATCATTCCTGCCCCGCCTTCCACTCGTTGACCAGCTCGTCGTACTCCTCTCGGAACTCAGGCTCGAAGTAGGCGATGAACTCGCTCTTGGTCATGCCGCAGCGCAGGCTTGAGTAGCCGACGTGCTCGATGCACCAGTCAGAGAACGGAATGAGCTTGCCGCCGTCGTCCACGCTCGTGCGGTAGCCGGTGCCGTCGCGGTAGAGCTTACGGCGGCCCTCCTTGCGGATGGCCTGCTCGACCTTCGAGGCATCGCGCTCGCCGCGCTCCATGAGCTTGCCGCGCAGCTCCTCTGCCTCGTCCTGCGCCTGCTCAAGCTTGCCGCGCAGCCAATCTCGCTCAGCCTGCGCCTGCTCCAACTGGTCGAGCACGTACTGCTCGCATGTCTTGATCTCCATGGGTTACATCCCTTCACGTATCATCTCGTTGCCGTCACTGTCTGTGATCAGCCAATATCCGTATTCGTAGAGGCCGGGGCTGTGCGGCTCGTAGACCTGCAACAGCTGGCCCGTCCACCAGGCCTCCTCGTAGACCGGATGCCGCCAGCGCCACTCGGCCTTGAGCCGCGCCCCGCCGTGGAACTTGTCGTGGCATCCGGTGGTGCCGCTGCCGCAGAGGCAGAACAGCGGGCTTCGCAAGTCCCAGGTGCCGCACGGCGTCACCAGGCGGAAAATCTCGCCCCAAGAGCGGTGCGCCACGTGGTGGACGCTTCCCGCACGCCTGCCGCAGACGCAGCATCGGGGCGAAAGCGCCTCGTAGGCCTTGCCGTGGGTGTAGCGCGCCCCCAGGTGAGGCTTGCCGTAAAGCTCGGCGCGTTCCTTGGGGTAGCCGCGCAAAATGCCCGCATCGAGGATCATTGCAGCCTCCCGTCCGGGCCGTCGAAGTGCACGACCCTCGCGCCGCCCCTGAGCCGCGACACGATGGCCTTGGCGGTGTCGGGGTCTCCCTGCTCGGCGAGCCTGCGCGCGAGGTCGCTGGGCTTGTACTGCGTGGTCACCAGCGTGGGCAGCATCGCCGAGTAGCGCTGGTCGATCAGGCTGAACAGGCTGTCCAAAACGAAACCCGTCGGCCTGCGCTTGCCCAGGTCGTCCACGATCAGGTAGCGCACCTCGGCGTAGCGCTTGAGCGGGTCGCCGCCATCGTGGAAGCTGCGCTGGATCTCGTCGAGGATGCGGTACATCGGGGCCATGAGCACCGACCGCTTGCCTCCCGCAAGGCGCTTGGCAACGGCTGCGGCGCACGTGGTCTTGCGCGTTCCCACGTCGCCCCAGAGGTACACCCACTGGCCGCTCTTCATGCCGTCGGCGATCTCGGCGGCCAACGGGTGGTCGAGGCTCACGTAGCGCTCCGGCACGCCCGCCCGCTTCCAGTCGCGCACGGCCTTGTCGTGCATGGCCATGCGTGCGGCCTCGGCCTTGGCCCGGCGCTCCTTCTCGCGCTCGGCCTCGGCGCCCGGGCAGGCGCACTGCTCGTAGCCGCAGAACAGCGTCCGACCGGCCAGCCGCGTGGTGCGGGCCTTGAGGGTCGCTCCGCAGTGCGGGCACTCAGTCGTAGGCCGAAAATCCATCGTCCGGTACCTCCTTCACGCTTCCGTTTCTCGGCTTTGAGGTGCGTAGCCAGTTGCGCACCGTGGCCTTCCAGTCCTCCATGTGCGATCGCCCGACCATCCAGCCCTTCTGGGCGTAGAAGTCGACGAACCGCTCTGGGTCGAAGTCGAGGGCGGTGAGGTCGAGGCCCTTGTCCGAAGCGAACTGCTGGGCGTATTCGGCGACCTCGGCGGGAGAGGGGGCGCGGAAACGCGCCGCTTTCCCTCTCTCCTTAATCCCTTTTCCTAACTCCTCTTCCTCTTCGCTTGCCCGTTTGCTTTCGGGTTTGCTTGCATCGTTGCTTGCCGCTTTGCTCTGCGTTTTGCTTCCGCTTTTGCTTGGCGGTTTGCTTCCCGTTTTGCTTGCCCGTTTGCTTTCGGGTTTGCTTGCATCGTTGCTTGCCGCTTTGCCGCCGGAGCCTCCCGCCACGATGCGCTTGCGGGAGGTCTCCATGACGGGCTGCACGGCGAACAGCACGGCCTCTTGGGCGTCCGTCCGAGGCTCTGGCTGCTCACCGGTGCGCAGGTACCGGACGATCATGCCTATAAGCTCGTCGCCCTCCCTGCGGTTGCGCAGCCTAAGCGGCCCGTCTATGAGCGAGTCCAGTACCTGCATGCCGTCCTCGCCCCTAAAACGGGATATCGTCGTCGTACAGGCTTTCCTGGACGGGCTGCGGAGGCATGGGCGCTTGCTGCGGTGCCGCCTGCGGGGCGGGCTGCGGCGCGTACTGTGCGGGTGCCTGCTGGTAGCCCTGCGGGGCCGCAGGGGCCTGCTGGTATGCCTGCTGGGCTTTCCACTGCTGCGGTGCCGCCTGCGGGGCGGGCTGCGGCGCGTACTGCTGCTGGTATCCCTGCGGCGCTTGCTGGTAGCCCTGCTTCTGGCTCATGAGCTCGATCTCGTCCACGATCACCTCAAGCTTGGATCGGCGCTGGCCGTCCTTGTCCCAGCTCGAATAGCGCAGCTTGCCCTCGATGGCCACCTTCATGCCCTTGTGCAGGATGCGGCCCATGCTCTCGGCGCGGTTGCCGAACATCGTGCAGTCCACGAAGTTCGGGTAGTCCTCCCACTCGCCGGTTTGCTGGTTGCGGCGGCGGTCGTTGACCGCCACGCCGAAGCCCAGAACCTGCATGCCGCCCTGGGTAGCCCGCAGCTCGGGGTCGCGGGTCAAGTTTCCGCTGATGTTCACTCGGTTGATCGACATTTAGTAACTCCCTTCGCCCGTCCCGTTCGACCAGGTGCGCTTTATGTCCTCGTCGACGGTTCGGATCTTGAGCTTGTACACGTTTATCGCCTCTTGGCTCGCCTTGTAGAGCGCTTCGGAGCAGTCCATGCGCTGCTTCAGCTCGGCTATGTCCTCACGTCCTCGGCAGAGGTCGCTTATCACCGTCACCGGCGTTCCCTTGGATCGCTCCTCAAGGATCGCGATGCGCAGCGCCTTGCGGTACTCGGCCTCGTTCTCGGCGTACTGGCTTCCGCTGTTGCGCAGCGCCTGAAGCTCGTCCATGAGCCTGTCGAAGAGCTGCATGCGCTCGGCGTAGAGGTCTTGCATGGCCTACACAACCTGCCATGCGGGAGACGGGCAGCACCCGGGGTTCGCCTTGAACTGCTCGTACTGCTGGCGGCTCTCGAACTGGTAGGAGGTGCCGCAGCTCTTGCACTTGGCGATGAACTGGCCGAACTCGGGCGGCTCCTTCTCGGCGGGCTTGCCGTCACCCATGAGGGTGTCGGGGTCACTCGTGCCGTCGATGTCGAAAGCTCCGCAGAGCGCGTACTTGCGGGCATAGCTCGATGCGCTGCCCGTCACCTGCGCCTCGTTCATGCCCTTCTGGCTCAAAGGCTCGCGGGCGTACGCATCAATCTCCAAAGGCTCGCCGTGGCCGTCCTCGAAGAACAGGCGGCACGTGGCCTTGACGTAGTAGCGCTCGCCGATCTGCTCGATCGAGTCGTTGAGCGTGAAGGCGATTCCCGCCGCCTTGCACGGCTCCTTGAGCGCCGCAACGATGTCCTCCATGCTGCGGTAGTAGAAGTTGCCGTGGGCGTTGTAGCGTGCCTTGGGCACCACCACGGATCGCTGCACCTGGGCCACGGCCTCGGCCAGCGTCATGTGCTTGTCTTCTGCCATCGTCTACTCCATCCTCGCTGCCACCTGGGCGGGCGTGCCCCGGCGGATGCTTCCAGTGATTCCCTGCGCCTTGAGCAGGGATGCGAGCGCCTGCATCTGCGAGCGCGTTGCGCTCGGCACCTCGACCGTCCACGCCTCCAAAGGCTCCGCGACGGGCGCGGGCATGGGTGCCGGCATTGGTGCGGGCATTGGCACTGGCGCGGGCATCGGCTCAGGCTCGGGCGCTGCGATCGGCTCTGGCTCAGGCTCTGGTTCAGGTTCAGGCTCCTGCTCAGGCTCGGGTGCCATGGCCGCCTTCAGCTCGGCGATTCGCTGGTCTTCCTCGTCGGCCAGACGCGCCGCGTTCAAGGCGGCTCCGAGGTCGAGCGTGCGGAAGAACTCGCGCTCCGCGTCGGCGTAGTGCGGCATCGCCTCCTGCTGGGCCTTGAGCGTTTCCCAGTCTCTGGCCACGTCGGACACCTTGGCCTCAAGCGCCTGCTGCGCCTTGATCTCGCCGAAGGTCTTGTTGAGCCACTGCGGCTCATGCAGGCGCTCGTAGGGGACGACCGGCGCGAGCAGCCCCGCGAACTCCTCGTAGTGCTGCTGTAGGCGTGAGTAGAGCGCGTCCTTGCGCGCCTGCTCGGCCTCGTCAAGCTGCGCCTTGATGGCGTCGGTTGATTCGTCGATGATGGCCGTGATCTGCTTGCAGCGCCTCTCGAATGCGTCGAGAGGCTTGCTGTACTCGCGCTTCACGGCCTTGCGGCGTTCGTCGATCTCCTTCTTGATGCCGTTGAGGTAGCTGCGGTCGTGCTTGGCCTCCTTGATGGCCTGGGCGCTCGTGAGGTCGTAGGTAGCTCCGTCGTATTCGGCCACCACCTTCTTCACGTGGGCCTCCAACGCGTCCATGTTCGAGGCGATGGTGGCCTCGGTGTACGTGACCTCAAGCGTGGTGGCCTCGGCTTCGATGACCTCGGCCTCGACCTGCTGCGGTTCGGTTTCCTTAGCCATAGATCTCGCCCGTCTCGTCGTCGAAGTCCATGGCCTGCTGCTGCTCGGCCACGGTGAGCAAAACCGTCTTGCCGCTCTGCTTGATGATGCGGAAGGCATCGGCGTTGTCGGTCAGGATCTCGAATTGCAGCGTGGCGACGCTGCCCTTCACGGTGGCCTGCTTGAACTGCGCCTGGATGGTCGCTTCGTTGATCATGTCGTTGCCTCCTATTTGATGCCGAGGACGGCGGCAAGGAACGCGCGACCGAACTCGCGCTCTTCCTCGCTGGCGGGCTTGATCTTGTCGGCGATGAACTCGCGGCTCTTGGCGACGCACTTCTCGTCGATCCTGGAAAGCCCGGCCTCGCAAAGCGCGATCATCACGTGGTAGGCGTTTGCCGCCGTCTCGCCGTCGTTGTTGTCAGGATGCGTGGCGTCGAACATGAGGTTGTTCGCGATGCAGGCGGCGTGGTCGAGCACTGCTTTGTGGAACTTGCTCCCGTGGAAGTCCTCAAGGCCGTTCTCTTCGAAGTATTTGGCGTTCATTTCTTCTCCTTCACGTACTCCTCGACGAAGTACTCGATGTGGATGTCTATGCGTGGTTTGGTGCCATATGGCGACCTCGGGCGTTTGGTGACGGCTCCCATGTCAACCTGCGAATCGTCCTTGAAGGCGATCCCGTTGAGCGCGTCGCAGGCGAGCTTGCCAAGGTTGTCCCAGTCGGGCTTGCCGAGGTCGGCGCGGCCCTCCCAGTACTTCGGGTTGCTCTTCGCGAGCGGTCGGGTGGTCGAGATCCGCATCACAACCGGGCCATCGTGGTTGGCGAAGGTCTCGCCGTATGCCTCCCGGAACGTGTCCTTGATGGCCTTCTCGGCCTTGAGCGTCTTGGTCGGCGTGTAGGTGCGGTGGTTGCGGTAGTCGGTCATGGGGCGCTGCTTGCCAACGAGCTGGGCGGGGTGCATGGTGATGTGCGCCGTGGCCGCAAGGGTTCGCCGCCAGCTCATTCGGAAAACCCATCGCTCTGGCTGCGGTGCTTGTTGAAGGCTCCGCGCAGCTCCGGGTACCGCGCCTCCATGATTCGGGCAAGGGCGGGGGCTATGCCGTTCTTGCAGCCAACGTGCAGCTCGTTGCGTACCATGTTCACCAGGTAGTTGATCGACACGTAGCCCTTCTCCTTGAGGCGGCGGGCGTTGTCGAGCATGAACCGCCACGCCTCGGGATTGGCCTCGATCCACTTCTTGGCCTCGGCCACGTCCTGCTCGCCCGCCATGCCCAGGCCGAAGATCTCAAGCTGGTTGCTAGCGGGCTTGGGGTTGTATCGCTCGTCGTTACGCATTGAGCACCGCCATGCTGCCCACGGCGCGCTGGGCGTCTGCAACCGCCTGGTCCATAGTGGGGATGACCCACAGCCAGAGCACGGCGAGGAAGATCATGAGGGCCGCGAGGAAGCCGACCATGACGCCCGCCCTGAACTGGGAGCGCTCAAGCTGCTCTTTGGCCGTCGGGCGCTTGCCCTCGAATGGTATGATGGTCGCAGCCTCTTTAGAGGCGGCTACGTAGCGGGTGCCCGAAGTGTGGTAGCGGGGGGCGCTCGCTTTCTTTTTTGTGTGCATTTCCGTTCTCCTTTCGTTGTTTTCGCAGGTCAGCATTGGTGTGGCTTTTAGGGTGCCTTTTTTGAAACTTTTTTGGCGCGGCTTTTCGCGCTGTAGTAGCGCTGCCGCTCCCGGTCGTTGCGCTTGCACCTCGAAGCCTCTTCCTTCATGGCGTTTGCCTGCTCTGCGAGGTCTGACATGTGAAGCTCCTTCGTGCACTCGATGCACCAGCCGTTGACGCGGTTCAGCGGGCGGAACGTCCACTGGCCGCAATGGGGGCACATCCAGCGCCTGCGTAGCGAGATCCCGCATCTGCGGGCCTGCCACTTGACCGCATCCGTCGAGCGACCCAGGGCCTTTGCGATCTGCCTCGCTCCGTCTCCGGCGTGCTCTTCGAGGTACCGAAGCTCACGTGTAGACCATTGCCTCATGCCGTCTTCTTCTCTCCTTTCTCCCATTCGCGGTACGCCTGCTTGATCGTCGAGCACATGGTGTCGAAAGCGACCTCGCGGGCAGTTTTGGGCTTTTCTTCTTGGTGTCGCTTTGAATCGTCTGGCATTACGCCACCGTCCTGTTCTCCGTAAGCCCGAGCAGATAATCTGCCGAGCAGTGGAATAGGCGCGTCATGGCAATAAGCTTTGAGCTAGGGATTTCACCGCCGCTCTCATATGCGGCGATAGTCGCTCGGCTCTTCAGATCGAGCTTGTTTGCAAGCCCTTCCTGGCTAAGGCCAATGCGGACGCGTTCACTTGCGATCGGGTTCATTTGCACCTCCACTTCACTATCTGTGAACTTCACAATTAGTGAATATAGAAGAACATGGGACTTTTTGCAAGTAGATAATTCACTATCTGTAAAGTTTTTTGTACAATATGCACATGGAGTAAGGAGGACACGGTGGGCACACGTCTTAGAGAAACGCGGCTTAAATATGGCAAGAAGCAGCCTGAAGTGGCTGAAGTGCTCGGTATCGGCGTACCGGCTTACTCAATGATGGAAAGCGGCCAGCGCGAGATCAACTCGTCGAAGCTCATAAAGCTTGCCGAGTTCTACGGATGTTCGGTCGATGAGTTATTGGGCACGTGGTACTGGCATGAAGTCGAAAGCCAGCGTAAAGACAAGGAGTAGCTATGGGAATGTTCAACAAGAGCGTCGCAAAGAAAATGGCGAGCGACGCAAACGATTACATCGTCAATGATGGAAAGCTTCACGCGCTAGTGTTCCAGGTCTGCGGAAAGGCTGTAGCTTCAACAGCTACGCAGTTCGAGGACAAGGTAACCGAGCGCCTGGACGGCGCGTTGGCGCGTGTGCAGGAGAGCGGCTGCCAGGTCGTCGACGTGAAGATGTCGGCATGCTCCAACACGCGCGACACGGACATGATCCTCTACAGCTTCACCGTGCTCTACCGCTAGGAAAAGAAAAAGCCCACGCGGGTCAAAGCGTTCGCACCGCTCGCCGCGTGGGTCATGCAAAACCTGCCCATGAAAGGAGGTCGCTCCATATTATGCCAAAAACTGCGGTGATATACGCCCGCTTTTCGTGCAACAAGCAGCGCGAGGCCTCCATCGACGACCAGCTGCGCATCTGCCGCCAGTGGTGCCAGCGCGAGGGCTACGCCATCGTTGCCGAGTACTGCGACTACGCCATAAGCGGGCGCACGGACGACCGCCCGGAGTTCCAGCGCATGGTCGCGAGCGCTGGCGAGAGCGACATAGTTCTGGTCTACATGATGGATCGCTTCAGCCGCGGGGAGTACGACGCGCCCATATACAAGCGCGAGCTTGCCCAGCACGGCGTGAAGCTGGTATCGGCGCTTGAGCAGATACCCGATTCGCCCGAGGGCATCATCTACGAGAAGCTGCTTGAGGGATTGGCCGCGTGCGAGTCGAAGAAGACCGCGATCCGCACGAGGCGCGGCATGGAGGGCAACGCGCTCAAGTGCAAGACCAACGGTGTGCGCGTGTTCGGCTACACGCGCAACGATGCCGACGAGTACGTGATCGACGAGGACGAGGCGGCTTTCGTGCGCGAGGCGTTCAAGCGGCGCATAGCAAAGGAGACCACCAACTCGATAGCACGCGACTTCGCCGCGCGAGGGGTCAAGACCTCGCAGGGAAACCCGTGCGGCTACTCGATGGTCGAGCGGATGGTAAAGAACCGGAAGTACACAGGGCGCTACGAGTGGGGCGGCGTTGTCAAAGAGGGCGGCATGCCCGCGATCGTCGACGAGGTGACGTTCATGGAGGCACAGGGCATACGCGCGGCCAAGGAGCGCAGCGCGGAGAGCTGGGGCGACTTCGCCCTTTCCGGCAAGGCGATCTGCGCGGGCTGCGGGCGCAACCTGCAAGGCGTGAGCGGGCGCGGGCGCGGCAACCGCAAGTACGAGTACTACCGCTGCCACGACGGCTGCGTGAAGCCAGTGAGGCGCGAAGAGCTTGAGGGCGAGATCGTCAAGGCTCTGCGGGCGCTTCTGCAGGACCGCGACGAGGCCTTGAGGATAGCCAAGATGGTCGCGGAAAGCTCGGACGGGGCCGAGGTGGCGGCGAGGCGCAAGCAGGCCGCTCAGTCGCTATCAGCAGCCGAGCGCGGGCTTCGCAACATCCTGAACGCCATCGAGCAGGGTATCATCGCCCCCGGAGCCAAGGAGCGCATAGCGGAGCTTGAGTACCAGCGCGACAGGGCGAGGCTCGACCTTGAGGCGATCAGGGACGAGGAGATCGACCCGGAGCGGCTGGCCGACTTCCTGCAATGCGGGGCCGCCCTCGACGACTCCACCCTCATGCGAGCGTTCGTCTACCAGGTGAGCGTGAGCGACGACGAGTGCATAGTGACATTGAACTACGACGTTGAAAACAACGAACCCGCCAGACTGGACGTCCAACGGGTTCGTACAAAATGCAAATGGTGCCCCCGGGCGGATTCGAACCGTCGACACCCGCTTTAGGAGAGCGGTGCTCTATCCCCTGAGCTACGGAGGCA